GTCGGCTGTGTTTAGATCAAGAGTAAGGGCATCAACCCGTAGAGTGGTCTCTGCCCGTGTCGCAGTATAAGCCTGTGCTATATCTAAAGCCTGTGCGTCTGTCTGCACTAGCAGGTCTGTGGCTGTGTAAGAGTGTGGGAAATACTTAATTTGGCTGGCCGTGTGGTTGGCTACCTGAGCTGTGCCGCCTGCACGAGTGATTGAAGTCTGGTTAATAATCAGCTTGTCATCTAAGGCGGTAACTATGTTGCGGTAGGAAATGCCTGTGCCGTCATTGCTAAAAAATGTTGGGTTGACTCCAGACTTGCTTTGAATGGTTGCCCGGCTTAGGAACTCAGCATTGCCAGATGGCAGGATATAGAACGCGCCTTGCTCTGAGAATTCCATATTCTTGATGGCTTGGAGTGATGTGCGAGAAGTGCCAGGGTCAGCCTGGACAGTAGTTGAGCCTGCCTGAATGTTACGCATGGATGTAGGAAAGCCGATTGTGTCTAGGATGTTTGTAATGCGTGCACCTGTGGTCTCACCAGCGGTTGCGCCTGTAACGGTGGTTATGTTCGACATATTAAACAAGCGGAAAGCATCGGCTAGTTCAATATCAACGTAGCCTATGTTCTGCTCTTTATCCCATGTGTAGTTATAGGTAATTGTGTAGCCTGAGAATAGGAATTCACCATCAGCTGAGATACGCACCTTGCGTAGCGGCACTAACTTGCCAAAGTAAGGCGAGGTTGGGTTTGTAGGGTTCCAATCGCCATTCTGATCTAATACCCTAATGGTGGCTGTGCCAGCCTGAAATTCCTCTTGAAGCAGGTTATAGCCACGTCTAATGCTTACTCTGTTAACCTGGTTGGAAATGTCTATTGTGTCGGCTGCTTGGTCTGCCAGCGTGTTAAACCCTAATATGCCTTCGCCAATAATAAACGGATAGCCGAATACGGCACCGGAACTAAAGTCGAAGGTTACAACCAGGGTTGGTGTTGCCACTACAAACCGCCTGCAAAACTCTGAATGGTTGAGTAGTTATTGCTGTTGCCATTGGCTGAGTTATTGACTGAAGCCACGCCTATGCCATATTGCGCAGCTGTTGGGTCAATTGAAATAACTAATTCAGTTCTTGCCCCAGTAGTTTTATTTCTACGGTTGAAATCATCTATGTAATCAAGGTCTAGGAATTCAGTTCCAGGTGTGCCTTGACCACCACCAGTTTGCGGTGCGCCGAAACCACCAGGAACAACTGAACCTGGAACCACAATAGGAGCAACGGCAACCTTACCTACACCTAATTTGGCAAGTTCATTTCTAAGGTCTTTAACGCCTTGCAGAGCCGCCATAAGGGCATCTGTGAAACCACCAAGAGGATTAGTTGCAGATAACTTCATGGCTGCTAATTGAGAAGCCAATAACTGTTGGGCTAAGTTCCCAGCCGCATCTGAGTTGCCAAGAAGAATCGCTTGTTGCAACTTTAGGCGCAGGGTTTCATCCTCAGTTACTTTGCCCATAAGAGCAGCTGTATTTTGAATCAAATCCATATCTAAAACTTTTGATGAAGAATCGAGAACGGCTTGTGCCTTTTTTAGGGCTAATTGTTTTGTCTGTTCAGCAGTAAGTTTTTTGGTATTTGATAATATAGTTGTCGTTGTTTTACTTGTAGTCTTAGTGTTTTCAACAATTTTCTTAGAGTTGCGAACTGACTTAATTTCAGCCTTACCCGCTTTTCTAAAAAACTCTAGGTAAGAACCAACCACCGGAATGGACTGAAGGCTGAACAAGCCTTTGAGCAGGTTAGCACCAGGTATAGATTTAATCTTTTCAATCATTACGCTAATGCCTACAATTACCTCTGCGATAGATGTCGAGAAGTCATCCATAGCATCACTTAAATTCACAATGTTATTATCTGAAAGATTAGACAAAGCAATGGCTAAGCCTTCGCCAATAGTTTCTTTAGCGTTTTCAGACGCGACTTTAAGAAGGTCTAATTGTCCTTTGTAGGTTTGAACTGCTGCCGCGGCATCGCCTTTAAAGTTAGCACTTAAACTAGCAATGATTTGGTTTAGATCACCAGATGCAACCGTGGCTTTGCTAATACCGCCGCCAAGTCTAGTAAGTGAAGCATAGTTTCCTAGATAAGCCCGGCTTAAAGCTGTTGCTACGGCTGCTACATCTTTGCCAGTTCCCGCTGATATGTCTAAAGATAGGTTAAGAAGTTTCTGAGCCTGTGCGTAATCTCGGGTTGCGATAAGCAAAGACTGGAAAGCAGGGCGCAAGAAATCATCAAGCACTCCTGTGGCTTGCTGAGTCTTGTTAATAAAGTTTTCAACATCAACGCTGTTAAAGGCTAAGCCTAAGTTCGATAAAGTCTTAGTAAGTTGTGCAGCTGCGGCGTCATCTTCAACAAAGGCCTTAAGTGATTGCTGACCTAAACGAAAAGCACGTTGCGCACCTGCTAAACCAATGTATCCAGCTGCTAGGCTTTTAACGGCTTTAGTTAAACCTAATATATCTTTGTTGGCTTTGTTAAACGCTGCCTTGCCTTTGTATTCAGCGCCAATGCCTACCATTAAGTCTGTTGTTGCCATGATTAACCTACTCTCGTTCTAAACTTAGCGGCTGCGCCTTCAATGGCTTTAATGACTGCTGCGTTGGTTTTGCCACCATCCTCAGCCCATGCACGATAAATTAAGCGGCCTTTCATGTAGCGGCCACGTCTTCCTGATCCTGTGCGTGTGTTGCCTTGCGCAATAGGACTAGCGTTCTCTAACGCTCTAATGAACTGAGAACCGGCTTGTGGATTGTTTGAATGACTAAAGTTCTTGTTAGTTCTAGGTGTGCCTTTAGGGGCTTTCTGCATACCACCAGGGTTTTTACGACCAGCGGTTTCGAAAATAGCACCGGATGCAGTCTTGTTATGAATAGAAGCTGCATAAGAGAAGCCACGTCTGTTTGGCTTAGTTGGTGTAGTTTTGTAGCCAATACCTCTACGCATAAGAGTTGCGTTATAGATAGGCCACTTGCCTGTTTTTGTCTCACCACGCCAATGAGAAGGCGTAAAGTCTGAAGGAATAAAGCCACGAGCCTTTTTAACTATAGGCTGTAATAGCGCTGCTACTTCTGTGCGTAATTCAGCTGCTAAGTCTGGCTCGAACTTGCGAAGGGCAGTCTGGAGTTGGCTAGCGCCTTTTAGCGTTGTTGCCATCCTTCATCTCCTTTGCCCTATCTTTCCTAGCCATTAAATACGTTTTAAACATTCGCACATCCATATCTATAAAGGATTGTGCAGGAATTCCCGTCTCTAGGCTCATTCGTGCAATGAGGTAGTGAAGGGAATCCCTAGTTAGTCCAAAGGGTCATCATCAAGAACTTCCACACGCACAAGAGTTTCCAAGAACTCTGCGCCGAAAGGCTTAACAGTTTCTCCCGATCTACGGATACATTCCCAGGCTAACCAATATACGTCAGTCTGCTTCTCATCCTCACGGAAGGCTTTGTGTAAGCCTTTCTTTGCATATACTTCAAAAGCGAACTCTATTGCTGGTGTGATTTGGTGAGTGGTATCGCTACCATCTACCCTTACTATTCTTAACTTTGCCATTTTAGCCCTTTTCTTTTAGTTGTTTAGAATGTGCCTGTTGTTGCTACTGCTGTCTTGCTGTTGCATGTGAAGGTGATGTCAATCGTTGCTTCGTCTGCTACTGCGCCTGCAATGTCTGTCAAGTTATCAACAAGGATAGTGCCTGTGTAAAGCACGTTGGTTGCTGATACTGCTGTGCCTTTTTCTTGAATTGCTGAAAACGCTACGGTTGTGCCGTATGCAGCTTGTAAAGTAGCAAGAACTGAGCCTGCTGCTGTGTCGTTCAAGAATGTTACTGTGATGGTGTCAGCTGAAAGTCCGGTAACGAACTTGTGGGCTGTGTCTCCCATAGCAGTAACTTCTAGTTGGTCTGATTGGCGGTTTAGTGTAAAGGCTGTTACGTGATCTGATAGATCAACTGTTGCAACCTTAAAGCCAACTTTATTGTTTAGAAAAATTGCCATTGTTTATTCCTCGTCTTTCTTGGCTGGTGCCTTTGGGGTGGATTCGATTTGACCAATCTTTTTCAGAAAAGCCAAATCCTCAGGTGTTAGATTGGTCATTATTAACTCCAACTCGTAAGTAGACTCAAACGTATTTCCGTTGTGAGCATGTCTCCAGCTGTTGTATCAACCGACACTCCAGACACAGAGCCAATATTATAGTTTAGCGATGACGCTGCTAGTTTAGTAAACACGCCAACGATAAAGGTTTCCATATCTTGCAAGGAACCTTGATTGTCAAGTAAAGGTAAATAAAGTTTAATTCTAAAGTTAGCCAAAGGTGCAACAGTTATATGTTGGTTATTGCTTGGCACAATGTAAGGATCATCAGGTTCTACAACCACGCTGTTGGCCAGCGGTGAGGCAGGTGGAAAGGAAAATACCTGCCATACCGCCGGATTACTTAAAGCCGTTGCAATGGTAGAACGGAGAGTTGTGACGGCAACTGTCATCCGACTAGTCCATTAGGGTTTAAGTAATTCGCAATCAAACCACGAACTCTAGCAAGTAGTGTGTTGCCCATACGGTAAGGTGAAGGTGTAAATCCATCTGGTGATACGCCACCAGCATTTGAAAGTTGTCTTGATTGCCAGATGTCTACGGCAATCAGTAATGATGCTTCGCGCACTTCCGGCACATCTTCATAATCTATATGCATGGCTGCTGCGACTGTTGCGTAAGGTTGTAATGGGTGCTTAGGCGAATCTGCTGCGGTTGCCGCAAAGGTTATGGAATAGTTATAAGCCGTTAAAGAATAATTTTGGTAGTTAAGGGCAGATACTTGAACCGCGCCGTTAATCTCAGTAATTGTCTTTGATCCGTTAACATGCGCTGGGCCACCGCTGACTGTTACGGTCTGGCCAACATACATGCCGTGTGGCATTTGGAAATAAAGTGTTGCAAAATTGTTTGTAACGCTT